GAGTGTAGAATCGCTGCTGTCTTGCCACCGAATATGAACGCTACCATTATCATTTATCGAAATATTTACACAAGTATTAGGTATATTTGCGAAGACAACGTTAATAAAATTTGTATATCCCACCAGTGACCATTCTTCCTCCATTGCCAGTGTGTTATTATTCCAGGATATGCGTGCGTTACTCATTGTGATGCTATATTTAACGCCATCTATATTAATTCAATTTTAAAATTGAATTAATATAATTTTACAAATACAAATATAATAACTATGTTGTATCTAATTAAAAAAGACGGCAAATACGCACTTCCATATAATGTATGGATCTTGGTAAAACAGTATGCGGGTGTGTATAACCAACCTGTGGACTTCAATGCGGTTAATAATATGAGAGTTATTCTATTACATAGTCTGTATCGTAAATGGTTCGGTAGGTTCATTCTTCCAGATAACTACGATTTATGGAATCAGGGGAAGCGCAGACAATGGCTACTTAAAAATCTAGTGGAAAAAAATAACTATAAAATGACAGAGGAACGTTATAAAAGTCTAATATTTGTAAGCAATAGTTCTCTGAATTTATTGGAGTAGCATTGAGCATATGTAGTATACTGTCGCAACTACTAGGAATCCATCTAACACAATTTTAATATCAGACGTAGCACCATTATAAATATTTTTAATCAGCGTTATAGTATTTTTTACCATACTATATGACTCGCATAGGATGGAAAATAAGCATATAATGGCGAGGGCTGATAGAATTGGGATAATTATATATATGGTTAGAAACGCGCCTATTCCTAATAAAACCGCATAGATAATATCACTGATTGGCATTGTGGATATGTTATTATACTCGGTCATTTTGACATTATTTTACTTGCGAAATTAGATTCAATTTATTTGTTTATTAGCGCAATATTTTTACCTTTCTATAAAACTACTTAAATTCATACATACAACTATATTAATGAAATTTAACACGAGCACAATGCTTTCACTATTTGCGGTGTCTATGACGGTTGGTTCCGTATTTGCGTGGGACTCGTGGGAGTTTATGTTACCGATTAAAAGTAAAAATACGAGTAATGTCTGTTATGATATTAGGAAATTTGTTATTGATTTACAAGGTAAAAATAAAAAAATTCTGGATATTGGATGTGGTATTGGTGATTCCACTTCGTGTGGTGAAGGAAGTCTCGGAATCGACAACAAGCGCGAAGCCATTGAGGCAGCAACACTAAAATATCCCGACAAGAGGTTTAAATTGGGTGTAATTGCGTCTTGGAATCCGCCAGAAAAATACGATATTACCACAACGATGTTTTATTTACACAAGCTGGACTCGTATAAGCGTAAACAAATCATCCACGTAGCGAAGAAATGTGCGCAAGAGCGTGTCGTTATTCTTGACGTATCTCCGGATTATACGCCAACGGAGATTATGATTAAAAAAAAACCACATCTATTAGATTTCATAGCCGAATCACGCAAAGAATTGGCAGATTTTACAGAGCATACTATGGTCGAGAAGAATATTTCCATGTGGACATATGATATTATGCAAAATGATAAAAATATCATTGATACTGATACATTAAAAAATATATTGCGCGTATACAGACCTATTTAGTTATATATAAAATATTTAATATCATAATTTAATTAAACAAACCTACCGAATCATAGGGCGACTTTGATTGTTGTAGCGAAACCTATTATTCTTGATAGCATAACGATTGTTGTATTTCTTGTTTTGCAACCTGATATGGGGTTTGTTTTTGTATTTTACGGTTTCATAGACTGGTTTAATCGCCTGTTTGTAAATATTCTTGTTGTCCATCATCATGTTTTGGAGGATGAGAGTCATTAGAGAGTTCATAGTTATGTGGTCTGCTTATGTCTCACAGCCTAATTCAATTTTTTATTAATTCATCGTTAAATACTTAATTCGCGTAAATATCAAGAATCGTTTCAATGATTGCGCTTCTTTGAATATCGTCGTTTGTAAATTCAATCAACGATATTTCCTTCTCTCTTAACAACGCATTGTTGTCGTATTTGCTATTAATCTTAGTAAGGAGGTCCATAAGTCCGTTCTCGTTGTTATCGCATTGATTAACGTCGCCTGTAATTACCATCTTGCTATTTTCACCTAATCTCGTTAGAAGCATCAATAGCTGCTTATTGCTGGTGTTTTGTAGTTCGTCTCCAATAATGAAGGTATTTTTGAAGGTTCTGCCACGCATAAAGGCGAGTGGAACGATTTCTACGCGTTTCTCGGCTATTAACGTATTCAGTTCCTTTTGTGTGTAGAATTCGCGGAGCACATCGAAAATCGGGATTATCCATGGATCCATCTTTTGGTTGATATTTCCAGGTAGGTATCCTAATTCCTCGTCAACACTGATTAATGGACGAGTAAGGACGATTTTCTGTTTGGTATTAAGCAACAATTTAGCGGCATATTGTGTTGGAAAAAGCGTTTTGCCTGTACCAGCTGGACCTGATGCGATGACTATCTTTACATCATCATCACCGATATCATTGAAATATTGCTCCTGTTTCAGGCTTTTGGGATAAAACAGTTGCTTAACACCTATATTTTGGGATTTGGTATCATATTCGGAATATTCGTCGTAATATTCGTGTTCTGTGTGCTTTTTTCGCGCATTACAGATTAACTTGGTATTTTTATGTTTATATAAAAATGCGTCACAATTGACCAAACCAATAAAAAATAGTAATATACTAAGTTTCATATTCTAATAGTTTGTTATTTTAATGACGAATTTTAAACACACTACACCTACCATTCGTAATAGGAATACCTCTCATACCGCTGTATTTGCGCTTCGTACCTATCTTGAATCCGCTCTTTCTCGTCAATGATAAAGTCGCCATCGTAGCCTTCGCCATCGTAGCCTTCGCCGTCGTAGCCTTCGCCATCGTAGTCATCCTCGTAATCGCAGGTAATTGGTGTCTTCACCTCACCAAGAAACCCCATAATGAGTAGCTGAATGTCATTATCGACGAACTTCTTGAGAATGGGTGCGAGCACAGTATCGTCGTCGTTGAGGAGCACTCTCCCTTCATCTGATTCGCTGTATATGTGGATGGAAATCTCCCCCGACAGCATTTTGCGTCCGGTAAACTTCTTGGATGACATTGTTATATCGTTGTTGCTTTTTGTATGCTTAATCGTTAATTTGATAATTCATTTCAATTTTATTTTGGTAACCCTGTCTCCAATATTGTAAGTATATTAATATTATTAAAATATATAATATGATTTATAAATATTTAGTAATAATTTTGGTTATTATAATCGGATTATCGTTTATTAATATTATTAGTTTTAATAATATTCCTCTTGAAGGGTTTGTTGTATTGAGTCCTAAAACGGAAGTAAGCACACCTATACATTTTAATGAGCATTTATATGATTCGCCTAATAATATTTTAGAGGAACAAGCATGGAAATATCCCGAACCTGGCAATGATAATCCTGATAATAAATCAAAAGATAGCGAATATTCTATATCATTGGACGAAATTAAAAAATATCTAGTTAGTGGAGATAGTAAACCAGCTTCTGGTCAGGCGGTTGAGATAAAGCATTGTATTGGACTGTGGGACCGCGATTGGAGTTCTTGTGATAAACAATGTGGTGGTGGTGTCAGGAAGAAACAATACCGAATACTATCGCCAGCGGGACCAGGAGGTATTAAGTGTTCATATGCGGATGGTCATGTCCGCGAAGAGAAGTGTAATACGCTTCCTTGTCCGATAGATTGTGATGGTTCGTGGAGTAATTGGAACGAATGTGACAAGGATTGTTTTCCAGACAATGGTAACCAGGGAAATTATGGGGAGCGCAAACGTTCGTTCAATATTAAAACAGATGCTAAAGATGGATATTTAAATGATATATTTAAAGCAGCGATAAGATGCGACCATAAAGACGGGGATATTGAAAAGCAAGAGTGTAATACTGAGTTTTGTGCGGTAGATTGTCGCGGTAGCTATGCTGGATTTAATAAATGTAGTGAAACGTGTGGTGAAGGAATTAGGGAAAATATATATAATATAACCAGATATCCTAAACCAGGGTGGTTTAGGGGTAAACGAGTAGATGGAATTAAGTGTCCTACGCATAAATATAAGAGTTGTGAATTGAAAAAATGCCCCTAATAATATTCATAATATTCATAATATATATATGTTGATGGTAATAATATATATATTTATAGCATTTATTATGATATTTTTAATTTACAATAACTTATTAAATGACAAAATTATAGAGGGGAACAATGGTATTGATAAAACAAAAGATTGTTTGGGTGTATATGATAAATATTATGGCGAATGTAGTAAAACTTGTGGTGGTGGGATACAAACAATCCCTTTTAGTATAACACAAGCGGCTGAAGACGGTTTTTTTAGGGGTAATAAAGTAGACCCTATTCAATGTCCAATGCCGTTAGAAAGAGTGTGTAATACCCATAATTGTCCATTAAATTGTGAATATGTTGGAGGAGGTGATGGTTGGAGTGTCTGGATCGAAAATCTAGACAGCAGTGGTAAAAAAATAGGGACAGAAACGCGAACACGTAAAATTAAAATGGAGGAAAAATATGGAGGAATTTCATGTGGTAAACTAACAGAAACCAGAAATCACGATGTCGATTGTGTTCAATCAGCATGGTACAATTGGGGAGCGTGTTCAAACACTTGTGGTGGTGGAACACAACAACGGAACCGTTCTATATTACAAGAAAGTAAGAATGGAGGAAAACCATGTAAACTAATAGAAACAACATCTTGTAACCCTGACCCCTGTCCGATTAATTGTGTATTAGGTTCTTGGACGAATGAAGGTGGTTGTAGTAAAACTTGTGGTAGTGGGGAGATGCAGCAGACCAATGCTATACTTACAAATCCAGCCCACGGCGGTAAAGCATGTGGACCTAGACGGCGAACTGTTAAATGTATCGCGGCGGCCTGTCCTATAAATGGTATTCGCAAATTTAAAGGTGGTAGAAGTGGTAAATATTGTGCTGATGAAGGTAACCGAATTGTATGTAACCGAGGTGCAGTCGGGTCTTGGGAAAAATTTAATATCTCGAGATTTGGTGATAAGTATCTTCTAAGGGGTAGAAGTGGTAAATTTTGTGCTGATGAAGGTAACCGAATTGTATGTAACCGACATTTCCCCGGGGCTTGGGAAAAATTTAATATCGTGAAACATGGTGATAAGTATGTTCTAATAGGTGGCAGGTATGGTAAATATTGTGCGGATGAAAGTGGCGGAATTGTATGTAACCGACAGCTCCCCGGGGCTTGGGAAAAATTTAATATCGTGAAACATGGTGATAAGTATGTTCTAATAGGTGGCAGGTATGGTAAATATTGTGCGGATGAAAGTGGCGGAATTGTATGTAACCGAGATACAGTCGGGGCTTGGGAAACATTTACCCTTATTTGATCATAACACTTTGGTGGGATGGTATGGGTGTAGAAGACACGAATTGCGACGTTAATAATTCGCAATTCATTGTAAAATTGAAACAATAAAAACTTATATGTAATATAGCATTAATTATAACTATGGTGTCTAATCGTGACCAGCGCTTTATTGAGATTGCGGCCGACCAGGCGAGTCGTTCCCAATGTCTCATGCGACATGGCTGTGTCGCAGTAATCAATGGTCGCATTATAGGTCGTGGATTTAATAATTACCGTTGCCACAGCAACGATGGGTTTATTAACAATACAATGACTTGTCACGCGGAGATTGCTGCGTTGCGAGAGGTGAATAAGCGAGGTAAAAAATCAAAGAAAATCGTATTGTATGTGGTTCGTCTTGACTCGAATAATACGCTGAAAGCGAGTGCTCCTTGTATTGATTGTATGAAACGCATCAATACGATGCGTGTAAAACGGGTGATTCATAGCACAAACAGTGGAAGCATCGTCATTCAAAACCCTAACATATGCGTAAATCATATAACAACTGGACGGCGTATCCTAATGGGCGAGTGACATATAATTTATGTAATATATATCATTTATATAAAAATAAAGCATATATCTATATTAATAATGAAATCGATATTATTATTAATATTTTTTTTAAGCACCGTATTATCTCTCAACCCTATTCATTTACCATCGGGTAATAACCGCGAATATCGTATTAATCCTATTTCTCGAGCAAACGATTTGAATCTATTAACTCCGTGTAAGGCACGATTTATCGCACGCCATTGGGAAAATAACATCATGAGTAGTGGCAAGGAAATAATGAAGGAGGATGCGCACATATTGCTACGCATTGACGATTTGTATAGAAATATAGAAGACGATAATGTCAATATTTATATGTCTTGGACTCCTAATGGTGTTTCATCCGACGTATTATTTGTAATAGTAGGAGTGATTAATCACGATGAGAAGGATTTTGTAATAACAATGGTCATACAATCCCCATTTTGGGACTCATGTCAAATTGAAAGCGAACATTTGAAATACGCACTAGAAGAGTTGGTTGGTGGAATTGGTGGTGTTTCACTCGATATGTCATATTTATATGCGAATGATTCGCGTTTCAGACTATCCTGGATATCCGCCATAGGAAAATAGATTTAAAATCATATATTATAGGTTGGTTCAATCCATATCCGTTGAAAGTAAATATCCTACAAACCACTAACATTATGCCATATTACCAAAATAATATATAATCAATGCTTTAAGGTCTCAATATGTATAAATATATGTAAAATATAGTGAATATGCTATAAGTGTGAAAAAATTAATTTTTTTTTTTTTAATTCTCAAAAACATTTTTAAAAAACGAAAAACAGTGTTTTTTTTCAAATATATGAAATGACTTTTAAAAAAAAAAAAAAAAAAATTTTGTCTAGGTGATGTAGGAAAATATATGGGAGTTAGGCAAAAATTATGTAGGGTCTTTATGGTGTCAGCGAAAATCGTCCAAAATATAGATATTATGTAAAAAACTTGAAGAGTTTTTATTACCATTTATTAAGGAAAAATGGTAAAAAAAACTCTCCAAAACTCTCCAAAAAAATACCATTGTGAAAAGTGTGATTATTATGCTAGTAGAATTAGCGATTTCAATAAACATTTACAGACCATAAAGCATAATGGTAAAAATGGTAATAAAAACTCTCCACCTATAAACCCTTACCATTGTGGTTGTGGAAAAATATATAAGTTTCAGTCGGGTTACTGTAGACATAAAAAACAATGTAAATTCGTTACTGATGACGAAAAATCCACAGAAGAATCTGATAAAACTAACACGGATATGATGGAGATAATGTTAAAGGTGGTGGGTGAAAACGAATCATTACATAAGCAAATTCAAGAAATGATTCCAAAAATAGGAAATAACAACAATAGTAACAATCAGGTTTTCAATATTCAGCTATTTTTGAATGAGAAATGTGCGGATGCGATGACGATTCAGAATTTCGCAAAACAGCTGTTTATCACAATGGACGACCTTTCGAAGGAAAAGAAGGAATGTATCACGAATGTTGTCCTCAAGAGTCTACAGCCACTTGCCATCACTGAGCGACCCTTCCATTGTACCAATCTGAAGAACCAGGAGTGGTATATAAAAGATGAGAAGGAGGGGTGGAAAGAGAATACCGGAGAGAAAGTGATCCAAAATGCCGAATATGGAATTCAGCAAAGTTGGTGTGCCGAATTCGAGAAGCAATATCCTGACTGGATGGAGACGGAGGCACTGAAAGTGCAATACATTGCTATTGCTGGCTCAACCACGCGCGACCTGGATGAAAAATTAAAATTAAAAATACTAAAGGAGCTTGGTAAACAGGTAAAACTTACTAAAAAGGAAATGGATTCTCTATAACTATCTTAAATCGTTTATTTTTGGTTGCGGTAACTGAGATGTTCCGAATACATGAAACTCGGAAAGGTAGGAGCTATCGTTGTTTTTGATACAGACACCTAAATCTTCATTAAATGTCATTCCGTCCTCACAGCAGTAGTTATTCTTACAGTTTGTATCCATATATGCCTTGTATAAAGAGAGTTGATTGGTTATTGTAGGTTTTTTGGGGGTCTCATCAATAGAATCACCAGGGACGTAATAG